GAATTGGAATTTGGTGGTGCAGAAGAATTAACATTTACATATACCAATCACCAAGGTGAAACTAAGACGTATCATCGTATTTTTGAAGGTATAGTAGCGATTGTAAAACGTAGATATAATGAGGCTTTTACGGAAAAGATGAAAGAAGATTTGAGGAAATTTTTAAGCTTTTCGAAAATCGGAAAGATAAGGAACTGATAAGGCCGCTTGTTAATGACATGGTATTCCTGGAAGAACAGCTGACCGAATTAAGGAAATATCCTTTTATTAAAGTTCATCCTGAGATGCCGGAACTTCAGAAAGCTACTCCGGCCGCAAAACAATACAAGGAACTCTTACAGCAGTACACTAACATCGTAAAGGTGCTTTCAAAAGCTTCTGATGATAAGGATACCGTTGAAGAATCTCCGCTCCGTAAGTGGGTGAACAGCCTTGCTGATAAAGACAAATAAGATCTGGACACCTGACAACAGCAGCTTACTCTTGTATCTTTCAAAGATTGAATACGGTGACATCCTTGTAGGACAGGAACTGTATCAGGAACTGTGCAATCTTCGTGAAGACTTCAGCAATGACAGATATGTGTATGACACAACTGATGCACTGCTGAGAATGGATTTTATGGAACATTGTGTAAGACTTACCAAGTCTCCGTTCTATAATAAACCAATGGTCTTAATGCTGTGGCAGAAAGCTCTTATAGAGACTCTTTACAGCTTCAAGATGGCGAAGGAAAGTTCGGAACGTAAGTTCTGGATTAATCGTTTCAAGAAGTTGTTGCTGCTGATTGCAAGAAAGAACACTAAGTCAGAAACCAGTTCAGCTATTGCGTTAAGTGAATTCGTTACAGGAAATCCGGGAGCGGATATCGTAGCAAGTTCAAACGATGATGCTCAGGCAAGTATCGTCTATGATTCAATTGATATGATGAGACAGCTCATTGACCCGAACGATGCTGACACAAAAAGAAATCAGAGATTCATCCTGAACAAGGAAACGAACACGAAGATATTCAAGCTGTCAGACCGCACAAGGAACAAGGAGGGCCGAAACATAGACTTTGCGATTATCGATGAAACTCACGAAATGAAAGACAATGTAATCGGTAAGTCCATTGAGCAGTCTCAGTCCCTGAAGGACAATCCGATGTTCATCAACATTACGACAGAAGGATTTATAGTTGACGGATATCTTGATGGAGAACTTATCAAAGCAAGGAAAGTTATCAGCAAGGAAGACACAGGTCTTGCAGCCGAAAGGTTTCTTCCCTGGCTTTACACACAGGACTCTGAAGCTGAGATATGGAGAGACAGAAACACGTGGGTTAAGTCGAACCCGACACTTGGAACGGTTAAGAAATGGTCTTATCTTGATGAACAGATGGATATCGCAAGGAGTTCCAAGGCGGACAGAATATTCGTACTGTCGAAAGACTTTAACATTAAGCAGAACAGTGTTGAAAGCTGGCTTAATCTTGAAGATTATGACTATCAGGCGGTATATGACCTTGAAGATTTCCGCGGTGCCTTATGTCTCGGAGCGGTTGACCTTTCAGAAACCACCGACTTGACATGTGCAAAGATACTCATGATGAAGCCGGAGGACAAGACAAAGTATGTTCATACTATGTACTTTATTCCGGAAAGTAAGTTAGAAGATTCTGACGACTGGAATGCCGGCGCAAGATATAAGGAATGGGCTGAAAAGGGAACGCTTACTATCACAGAAGGAAATGACATTGATCTTGCGAAAATCGGCGACTGGTTTTACAGTTTGTACACAGATTATAACATCAGGCTGTGGAAATGCGGATATGACCAGAGATTCAGCAAGGACTGGATAACTCGTATGGAAGACTACGGATGGACTAAGGCTAATGAAGATCTGATACTGATACTTCAGAACGCTCAGACGTTATCCAATGCGATGAAACTCTGTGAAGCAGACTTCAAACATCAGCTCATTAATTACAATGAAAATGTCATGGATAAATGGTGCCTGAAGAATGCTGCTATTAAGGTAGATGACAGAGGCCTCTGTCTTGCCGTTAAGTCAGAGACAGCAAAACGAATAGACGGAGCAGTCACTTTGATTATACTGTACGAGATGTACAGAAGATACAGAACAGAATATTTACAGGCTATAAAGTAAAGAGGTGATAACACTGGGTTTATTAAGTATATTAAAGCGTATTGGCCCGAAGAAATCTAAGTATGCCGATATGTTGAACGGATGGGCTCCAATTTTTAGCCAGTTCGGAAACGATATATATGCAAGCGACGTAGTTCAGCAGGCTATATACTGCATAGTCAAGGAAATGAAGAAACTGAACCCTCTTCACGAACGAACGTCTGAAGTAGATGTCGCTCCTGTGAACAGTAACATTCAGAGAGTTCTGAATCAGCCGAATCCGCTCATGACTACATCAGAATTTATTGAAAAGATAATCTGGCAGCTGATGCTGAACTATAACTCATTCGTCGTTCCAGTGTATTATACCTGGAACGACGATAAAGGAAATGAGCGGAGACACTACACAGCAATGTATCCGGTTCAGCCTCAGGTGGTTGACTTCATTCAGGATCCAAGCGACAGGCTGTATGTTAAATTCACTTTTGCGAACAACTATCAGACTACAATTCCGTATGACGAGGTTATCCATATAAGGTCTCATTATTCAGTTAATGAATACATGGGCGGTGATGAGATGGGACAGCCTAACAATAAAGCGTTACTTAAGACACTGAAACTCAATCATCAGTTGCTTGAAGGTGTTTCAAAAGCACTGAATGCAAGTTTTGCTATCAACGGCGTTGTAAAGTTCAAGTCAATGCTTGACGGAGGAAAAACGGAACAAGCGCTTAAGGAACTTGAAGAGAAAATCACACGTTCGGCAAGTGGATTCCTTCCTCTGGATATTTCAGCGGATTTTATGCCGATAGAGAGAAAGATTGAGCTTGTTGATAAAGATACATTAGCGTTCATCGACAGCAAGATACTCAGACACTTCGGTGTTCCGCTTTGCATTCTGACAGGCGATTACACTAAGGAACAGTACGAAGCATTTTACCAGGCTACACTTGAACCGCTTGTAATATCGCTTTCACAGGCGTTTACAAAAACATTGTTTTCACCTACGGAAAGAAGTTTCGGAAACCGAATCAACTTCTATCCGAAAGACCTTATTTTCATGAGCGTTAATCAAACTCTTGAAATGGTTCGCTTACTCGGTGATTCAGGTACATTGTACGAGAATGAGAAGAGAAGAGCATTCGGCCTTCAGCCAATGGCAGAGCTTGAAGGTGTAAGAATGCAGTCGCTGAACTATGTAAATGTAAATCTTGCAGGCCAGTATCAGACAGGGAAAAAGGAGGAAAAAGACGATGGCAATAAAGATACTTGAAGAGTCTCCGGTTATCAATGACGATAAATTCAGACGTGTTGTGCTGCTTGATGAAGAGGCAGATATGTCTGAACTCAACAAGGTTGAATGTGCAGCCGGAAGTATGGCGATTATTGCGGACAAGCATAACTTACTCATTCTGAACACGAAAGGAGAATGGGTATGACAAATCTTGAAACATTACTTCTTGCAATGCTCGGAAACAAAGGTGGCGGTGGAGAAGGCGGAACAACGAACTACAACGAACTCGACAATCGCCCGCAGGTGAACGGAATAACACTTACAGGAAATAAGGATAGTGAAGACCTTAATCTTGTGGATGTTGATATGATCGGGGTAAGTTATGGTGTTGCTGCACTCGATGAAGAAGGAAAAGTGCCTAAGTCACAACTTCCTCCATACCCGAACTACGATACAGAGATACAGAATATCAATAAAGCTCTTGAAGGTAAGGCGGAACAAAGTTCGGTTTCAGCACTTGAAGAAAAAGTTGACAAGAAAGCAAATAAGACTTTTATCGAGGCTGTTGACAGCGAAACAAGCGTTGTGACAGTACCTGAAGGCACATCATTTGCTGCTATATCAAAGATAAGCGGTAAGACTGTTAAGGACGGAGAAGTGCTTAAGTCAGCACTAGTTAAAAGTGTTGTTTCATGCGGTGAAAACATGGTAAAAGGAAACAACATTTTGTCAGGGGCATTTCTTAATTCATTCCCTGTTGATATAAAAAGCGGTACTGAATATAAACTTTCATTTACTCTTGGTGGTGGTTCATATGTTAGCGTAACAATTAATCACTCAGACGGAACAAGCACAAGAGTTCATGAGCAGACATACGGAAGTGCTGGAAGAAAAACAGTCACATTTACTCCATCAAAGTCAGCAGTATCTATATCAGCATCACTTAATTCTGCTGTAGGAGTGAGTGATATAGCACTTACATCAACAGGCAAAACGGATTATATCCCATACAACAAAACCACAGTTTCAATCCCACAGGAGATACTTGATTTACCTGACTATGGTATCGAGGGCAATGTCTTAGACCTTGAGAATATGAAGTATTACCATAACTATAAAGAGATTGACTTATCGGATTTAAGTTATGTTAAATGGCAAGGTGGTAAGGGCTCTTCATATTTATATGTTACATCGCCGTCTTTATCTGATAAAAAATTAGGTAACTATAACATTTTAACATCTAAATATACTACACCTACGACATCAACAACCTATGAACAGATTGAGTCAGGTTATATCATTGGTAGAAGTGACATAACTGCGTTATATATCAGAGATGACAAGTTCACTGGAACTGCTGATGATTTTAAATCATATGTAAATGGTGTTAAACTTGTTTACGAACTTGCAACTCCTGAAGTCATAGACCTCACTACAATCTTATATCCTTTTGCAGTAGAAAGCGGAGGAACAATAGAGTTCGTAAATGAACACAACTTAGATGTGCCAAACACGGTTCTTTATAAAAAGGAGGTTTTATGATGAACTTAAAAAAACTTTTACACGACTGGGATAACACTGATGAATACCTTATCAATCTTATAGAAAAAATATCTGCCAAAGTAGATAGTTCTATCATCAACTACGGCTTCCATATTAACGGAAACGAATCAAACCCAAACAACGCAGTAACATATCTTGGTGATGCCATTGGTATGCAGCCGGCAAAGATGGACTATACATCTAGTAAGTTCAACTACGGTTCATGGAGAAACGCTTTCTTCATACCTAAGCCATGTATGCTGAAGTCAGACGGTAAGGTAGCTTATTACCTTGACCCTAATGACTATACAAAGAAGATTGACGGCACAGATTCAGATGTAGCTAACGATTCTTTCGATGGTAATGCTATGATGGAATGGGGTCAAATTTGGAGCATGACAATCCCAGACCCACTCGATAAGTACAGTGCTACAGTTTATATTTCAAACACAAAACTTGGTGAAGGCTATCATGCATGGAGTAATATTGGTGCTGACGGAAATCTCAAAGAACATTTCTACACACCAATTTATCATGGCTCTGTTGTAGGGACTAAGATGAGAAGTCTTAGTGGTAAAGCTCCATGTATGAACAAAAATGCACAAGGAGAAATTGATCTTTGTAAAGCTAACGGAGATGGATGGAATACGGAAGTTTGGTGTGATATTGAACTCGTCAATAATCTTCTTGTTCTCATTGGTAAGTCACTTGATACTCAGACTGTATTTGGTGTGGGCAATATGAGTGGTTACGTCAATGATTCATCTAAGAATTACGGTATAATTAACTCCGGAACAATGGATGACAAAGGTTTGTTCTGGGGCAAGAACACATCATCTGCAACAGACGGTCAGAGAACTGGAGTTAAAGTTTTTGGTATGGAAAACTGGTGGGCAAATCAATGGAGAAGATTTGCAGGATATATTAATGACAACGGTAATGTTAAGATAAAGAGATGCTATGGCACTTCAGATGGTTCTACAACATTTGATTATAGCACTACTGGCGTAGGATATATTTCTACCGGTGTAGTTCCAAGTGGAACATCAGGAGGATATACTAACAAGACTGATTATTCTTCTGGAAGTTCAATACCAAATATTGCAAGTGGTTCAGCATCAACATACTACTGTGATGGATTATGGTTTAATAATTCACAAGTAGATTATGCTGTTCGGGGTGGTCGCTGCACCCACGGTTCTCTTTGCGGTGCGTTCTGCTTGTCTCTGAACGATGCGGCTTCGATTTCGTTTTGGTCTATCGGGGCGGCCGTATCTTTTAAATCCCTTTGACGGGGGTGAATTAGCCGTGGGCTAAGAGGGGAACGCCCCTATAAATAATTATTATTAATTTATAAATGAAAATTAATATATCGGGTGTTTACAGCACGAATGCTAATCGAGGTAGTAACTGCAACAACAGTTCTCATTACGGTACGTTCTACTTGAATCTGAACAATGCAGCTTCGAATTCGAATTGGAATATCAGGACGGCAGGTCTTATCAATCCGCTTTATGCGAGATGTTTTAATGTCCTGTACTCACCTTATCGCTTGATAAAAATTAATGCAATCAAAGGCTCGGCAAGTAGTTAATCGAAAGCTGATGTGCAGATAAGATAGGAGCTGATTTATTGAAATCCTATAATCATTTATATGAAAAATTTATAGATGAAGATAACCTTTGGTGTGCTGTGTGGAATGCAACTCAAAATAAAGTCGGTAAGAAAAAGAAACGTGGACAACGTAGATATTACCGTGAACATTACGAAGAGTTAAAACCGAAACTAATACACTATGCAGAAAATTTCAAACACTTTAAGCATAAAGATATTGAAATTTATGATGGTGTGAGAAGAAAGAAACGGCATATAATTGTTCCTAATATGAAAGAACAAGTATTACATCATATGATATGTAATGTTCTTAAACCAATCTTTATGAAATCTATGTATGAACATTCTTATGGCTCAATACCGGGTAGAGGTTCACTCAAAGCTAAGAAATCTATTGAGAGATGGATTAATAAAGATCCTAAAGGAACGAGATACTTTTTAAAAATGGATGTCAAGAAATACTTCGAAAGTATTTCTCATGATATTCTCAAAGAAAAACTGGCTAAGTTAATACATGATGAAAAATTCTTAAATACAATTAACGAAGTAATTGATACTACTGAAGAAGGTATACCACTTGGCTTTTATACGAGCCAGTGGTTTGCCAACTTCTATCTTACTGAATTAGATCACTATATTAAGAACGTACTTGGTGCTAAACATTATGTTCGTTACATGGATGATATGGTTGTGTTTGATTCAAGTAAAAAAAGATTACATAAATTCAGAAAAGAAATTGAAAAATACCTCAACAAGAAACTCGGATTAAAGTTAAAAGAAAACTGGACAGTTTGTCCTTTGCGGTATTTTCCTAAGAATGGAATGGATTGGCAAGGTCAGGATTTAGACTTTATGGGTTTCAGATTTTCGAGAGGAAAAACAACTCTCAGACGAGCATTAGCATATAAGATGACACGTAAAGCTCGTCATATCTGTAAGAAGAGACGTAAGGGTTTACCGATAACGGTTCATGATGCCATGTCTATGCTGTCATATTCCGGTTGGCTTAAACATACCAACACTTACGGTATGTATAAGAAATATATTAAACCTTATATTAGTTTCAAGAAACTAAAAAGAGTTATTAGTAAACATGATAGGATGGTGAATTTTAATGTGGCGTAAATCAGAAAATTCTAATGAAATAAAACCATTAGAAACAGAAGAAACATTAAATACAGTGTATGTTCGTAAAAACTTTGTGTTTATTGAAAAAACCGAAGATAGAGCAGCACATTGGACTTACGAAGAGATAGAGTATGACAAGGAACTCTATCATCTGTATAAGATGATAGAGACACAGGAGAATACAATAGCTGAACAGGATGAGTTACTTGCGATGCTTCTATTAGGAGAGTGATAAAATGAAAGCAGTAAAAGATTTATGTGTTCGTCTTATTAACCGTAAGACATACGAAAAAGAAGAAATCTCAGGCATGGTTGAAGTTTATCACGAAAAGGGTAAACTTACAGATGCTGAGTATAATGAAGTTGTGGAACTTATCGAAAAAGTTTATGAATAATCCAATAAAACTAACGTTTCATAAAAGGAGGTAACAATGAAATCACATATCAATATGACTCACAGCTCATATCAATTCGAGGTAAGAGCGGCGAACGATGATTCGGGAACATACATCACAGGCAGACCTATTGTGTATGAATCAAGAACAAATCTCGGATGGTTTGATGAAATCATCCGCTCAGGAGCACTTGATAAGGCTGACCTTAAGGATGTAAGATTCCTGGTCAACCATGACACAAGCAAGATACCGCTTGCAAGGTCAAGAAACAACAATGCCAACAGTACAATGCAGTTAAGTCCTGATGATAAAGGAATGGCTATCAGAGTAAACCTCGATGTTGAAAACAATGCTGACGCAAAGGCTCTTTATTCAGCGGTTCAGCGAGGCGATATCACAGGTATGAGTTTTATGTTCGGCATAGATGATGAAGAGTGGGAAAACCTTGAATCAGAACATCCAACACGCCACATCAGAGCAATAAGTAAGGTTGTTGAAGTATCTGCAGTAACCTTTCCGGCTTACGAGGATACTGAGATAAACGCACGAAGCAAGGAAACACTGGATAGTGTTCGTTCTTCGCTGGATAGCGCAAGAAAGCAGAGTGAAGGCTCACTGGATAGTGAGATAGAAATGCTGAAAATCAAAAATCAAATCTTAGGAGGTATTTAACATGAAAAAGTTTTTACAGAAGAGAATGGCAAGACTTCTTGCTAAGAAATCAAAGCTTGTTGAACGTTCAAACGCTGCAACAGAAGTAACAGAACTCCGTTCAATCAACGAACAGCTCACAGAACTCAACGAAGACATCGCAGACCTGCAGGCTGAAATTGATGCTTGTCCTGATGATGAACCGGCATCTGCAGACGACACACGCAGCACTGACCCACAGATTCCACAGGCTAATCCAACAGTTGAGCTCAGAAACGCACAGATTATCAACTCATTTGCACAGAATGTTCAGGCTCCAGTAGCAGAACAGAGAGAAGCAGATCCTCGTGCAACAATGGAATATCGTGCAGCGTTTATGAACTATGTTCGTACAGGCATTGTTTCTGACGTTCTTGAAAGACGTTCAGAAGATGACGAATTCAACATTGCTGGTGACGTAGGTGTTATGATGCCAACAACAGTCATCCAGTCAATTATGACAGGTGTTGAAAAGGTATACGGCCAGCTCTATTCAAGAGTACGTAAGACAAACGTCAAGGGCGGTGTTAAGTACCCGATCGGCGAATTCAGTGCAACATTCAAGCGTATCACAGAAACAACAGTTTCAGATCGTCAGAAGGGCGGCGAAGTTACAGGATACGTTGAATTCAGCTATCACATTGGCGAAATCAGACTTGCAAAGACACTTCTTGCATCAGTTCTCAGCGTTGCTGCATTCGAAGCTGAACTTGCAAAGGTAATCGTTGAAGCGTACGTGAAGGCTATGGACCACGAAATCATGACAGGTGTTTCTGCTGACAACCAGTGCGAGGGTATCCTCACAGAAGCTGCTAAGAGCAACAGCAGAATCCCTGCATCAAACATCATCGAATTCACAGCGGCTGATATGGCAAACTGGGAAAAATGGCAGAAGAAACTCTTCGCAGTTATTCCGCTCTCAATGAGAAGTCTTTCGCCTGAGTTTGTAATGACAGCAAATACATACGAATCAAACATCAAGACACTTAAGGACAGCAATAACCGTCCTCTTTACAACGAAACATTCAATCCCGTTGACGGCGCTGAAATAGCTAAATTCAAGGGTAAGAATGTTGTATTCGTAGAAGACGATATCCTCAAGAACTTCGACGATGCGAACGCAGGTGAATACTTCGGTATGTACTGGGTTCCTGAACAGGCTTACGCAATCAACACAAATCTTAGGTTCTACGTAACAAGATACTTCGACCACGAGACAAACCAGTACGTGGACAAGGCTCTTGTTATCAACGACGGTAAGATTCTTGACCCTAAGTACATCTATCTTCTCAAGAAGAAGTGATAGGAGGCAGACAACATGACAACAGTTGAAGCACTCAAGAAGCTTGCAGCTAAACTTCTCAGCGAAACTGTTGATAACATTCCGGGTGAAACAATCCCGGATGTTATCAGCTATATCGCAGAAAACTACGAACCGGCTGTAAACAAAGAACCATGATGAGGTGATACACGATGACTGATGACGAACAGCTTACAGCAGTTAAGGCTGCACTTAATATCTCAGGTACATTTCAGGATGATACAATCAAGGGATATATTGCAGAAGTGAAAGAATATCTTGCGGACGCAGGCGTTAAGCCGGAAGTACTGATGAGTAAGTCATCAGTCGGAGTTATCGCTCGTGGCGTTGCTGATCTGTGGAATTACGGAGCAGGCAACACAAGACTATCAGAGTATTTCTATCAGAGAGCAAAGCAGTTAGTTCTCAGGGGCGGTGACGGTGCATGAGAAGTTACAGACCATCAGCACCGTTCGCAGTTCCTGTAATGCTGCTGATTCCTGAACTGATAACAGTCAAAGGAAGCACAAAGAAGAAATATCCTGAAACAGGCGATATCATATATTGCTCATTCCGAACATTCGGAGGAACTGAAACAACAAGTAACGGTGTCTACTCTGTAGAAAATACAGCGAAAATAGAAACATGGTATCGACCGGATATTAAAGCTGATTGCAGAATCAGACTTGAATCCGGCACAGAGTACGAGATAGTAGGCGAACCGGAAAATATTAATATGCGTAACCAGTACATGACATTCAAGGTCAAGGCTGTGAAGGGCGGTGCTTAATGTGTCCAAGAAAAACCGTTTCGGAATACAGTTCGAAGGCTTTGATAACATGACAAAGAAACTCAGAGAGCTCGAAGGTGATCTGAAGAAAGTCAGTGAAAAAGCGCTTAAAGAATCACACGCATATGTTACTCCGAAGATTGAGAAGGCAATAAGGAAAAGCAAACTTCCTGCGAAAGGTAAATATTCGAAGGGCGAAACTGCTAAGAGCATAGTGAAGGATAACGATGTTAAGTGGCAGAGCCAGATAGGTTCGATTAAGGTTGGTTTTAACCTGAAAGAAAATCTGACATCGATATTCCTGATGTACGGTACTCCAAGAATGAAGCCAGTGTCCGGGCTTAAGAGTTCTATATACGGAAGTAATGTGCAGAAGGAAATCAAAGCACTTCAGAAAGAAATCTTCGCAGAAGAAATCAAAAAGAAAATGGAGGGTAAGAAGTAATGGAAGCAGAAGACATCCTTATAGAAACATTACAGTCATTCGGATATCCTGTGTTCCTTCAAGGCTCACTTGCAGAAGATGAGCCGTATCCTTCAAGTTTCTTTACGTTCTGGAATAACGATTCACAGGGCGCAGCATATTACGATAACGATGAGCACATGATTATCTATGATTATGATGTAAACTTCTATTCGGAAGACGCTGAACTTGTGTATTCAGAACTGAGAGAAGCAAAGAAACGTCTGAAAGCAAAAGGATTTCAGGTATCCGGAGACGGATACAGCGTTGCATCAGACGAGATAACACATGACGGCAGAGGCATGAATGTGATATTTATGAAAATTAAGGAGGAATAATCAATGGGAAAAGACGTATTTGAATTCAGAGGCGTTGATAATCTGGTGTATGCACCAGTCTTAATCGATGACATTGACCAGTTCGTATGTGGTACAGTAAAGCCGCTTTCACACGTTGCTGAGATTGGCAGAACAACAGCTACAAACTCTGAAACACACTACTATGATAACAATCCTCTTATTGTTATCAATTCGACAGGCGCTGATGAGATTAAGCTTACAATCGTACCACTTGACCTTGAAACACAGGGCGAAATCACAGGTCAGGAATATGATTCTGTATCAGGCTCACTTATCGAAGGCGAAATCGAACCAAGATACTTCGCTATCGGTTATCGAACAAAGGGTACAGACGGTAAGTACCGTTATGTATGGCGCTACAAAGGCAAGTTCGGTGTTCCGGATGAAACCAATGCGACAGAAAATGACGGCACAGACACAAACAACACAGAACTTACGTTTACAGGCGTTGCAACAATCCATAAGTTTACAAGAAACAAGAAGAAGGTTGCAAAAGCTATGGTCTGTGACGAACGTTACGGCCGTGTTGATTTCGACCAGTGGTTTGATCAGGTTGTTACACCTGACAACATCACAGAAATCGTTACAAGCAAAGGTGTAGCTGCTCCTGTAATCTATCCGTCTGTAAGCACATTTGAAAGCTCTGCAAAGGTTTCTCTTGTATCTGAGGACGGCGATAAAATCAAGTACACAACAGATGGCACAAGCCCTGTTCTCGGCGGTACAGAATACACAGCACCGTTCTCAATCTCTGAAACAACAACAGTTAAGGCTGTAGCTGTAAGAGGTGAAGAGACTTCTGCAGTTGTGGAAAAATCATTCGTGAAATTATCTTAATTCAATAGGTACTCCTTTCAAAAAGATGCACGTGTGTACATCAAGTGCATACGTGCATCACTTTATATGAGGTAATAAGTATGGAAATCAAATTAAACATTTATGATAAAACAGGAAAGAATGTCGAAAGAACTGTAAAGGCTGAAGAATACGAAATCATGTTCGGAGCAGTAACAGAGCTTATGAAGGTAGTTAAGGCCACAGCAGTAGAAGACAAGTCAGAACTGCTTAAGACAGTAGTTTCTGCATGGGACGAAATCACATCAGTAATGAGCGGATTTTTCCCTGACGTAACCGAAGACGAATGGAAACGTGTCAAGGTTAGCGAACTTGTTCCTGTTATCGTTGAACTTGCCAAGTATGCAGTTACATCAATGATGGGTATTCCTGTTGACCCAAAAAACGCATAGAGGATGCATCATCTCCTGCATCCATTGACGAGTTGCTTTTCTTAATCAATTATCAACTCTGTAAAGAGTTTCCGGCATTTACTCCGCTCACAATAAATGATACAGCATTCTTCAGAATTATGAATCTTTATTATGACTTAAGGAAAATGCAGATAAGAGAATCAAAGAAAAGCGAAAAGAAAGTTATAAGGAAGCCAGCCGGAGATAACTGGTTCTGATAATGGAGGTGGATTATGGCGAAAAACAACGAGACAACAACCAGATTTAATGTCGATATATCTGAGCTGAAATCACAGTTCTCTGAAGCACAGAGAAGAGTTAAGCTTGCTGTATCAGAATTCAATGCCGCGACAAGCAGTATGAAGGACTGGGAAAAGAGTGCTGACGGATTAAGCGCAAAGATTAAGCAACTCAACAGTACATACGACGCTGAGAACGATAAACTTGAAGCACTTAAAAAACAGCTTGCACTTGTAGTAGCCGAACAGGGTGAAGGAAGTAAAGCGGCTCAGGATTTACAAATCAGAATCAACAATCAGCAGGCAGAAGTAAACCGTACTGCTGAAGCGCTGAAGGATTATAAGAAGAAACTGCAAGACCTTGAATCAGGTTCAAGCGGAGCAGAGACAGCACTCGGAAAGCTGACTTCTGAAATCAATAAACAGGAAAAAGAACTTGCAGATCTGAAGGACAAGTATAAGAATGTTGTCCTTGAACAGGGTGCGACTTCCAGCGAAGCCAAGGAACTTGAAGCTAAGATTAAATCACTCTCTGGAGAACTGAAAGACAACAGAGATACACTTCAGAATGCCGCCGATGCAGCTGATAATCTTGACCAGTCACTTGAAGAAGTTGAGGAAAGTTCCAAGGTCGCGAATGGTGCGTTTGATACCATGCGAGTTGCGCTTGGTAATCTTATTGCGCAGGGAATTCAGAAAGCGGTTGAGGGACTAGCTGAATTCACAAGCCTGTCTATTGAGACAGGCATGAACTTTGATGCTTCAATGTCTAAGGTTTCTGCTATTTCCGAAGCAACAGGCGACGAACTTTCAGACCTTAGAGATAAGGCTAAGGAAATGGGCGCAACAACTAAGTTCTCGGCTACGGAAGCGTCAGAAGCTATGCAGTACATGGCAATGGCTGGTTGGAAATCTGAACAGATGATTGATGGTATCAGTGGTATCATGGATCTTGCGGCCGCTTCCGGAGAAGACCTTGCAACAACATCAGATATTGTAACCGACGCACTTACTGCACTTGGAATGACAGCTGCAGACAGCGGCCATTTTGCTGATGTTTTAGCTGCAGCAACAAGTAACGCTAATACAAACGTCAGCTTGTTAGGCGAAAGTTTTAAATTTGTTGCGCCAATTGCCGGCTCAATGGGGGCAAGTGCCGAAGACTTAAGCCTTGCACTTGGTTTGATGGCTAATAGCGGAATTAAAGGAACGCAAGCAGGCAACTCTTTAAAAAACGCACTCATCAATTTAGTTAAGCCTACTGATGCTCAAACAGATGCGATGAAAGCGCTTGGTTTAGTTACAACCAAAACAGTTAATGTTATTGATAGTGATAAACTTGAAAAAGCTCAAAACAAGGTTGAAAACAAAACAAGAGCACTTGAAAAAGCACAGATATCATATAATACAGCTATTGAAAAATATGGTGAAAGTTCTGACCAAGCGCAGAAAGCACTTTTAAGTTTTCAAACTGCAGAAAACAATCTCGAAGATGCTAATATAGATTTACAAAAAGCACAGCGAGGCACATCGAAAGAAATAGCAACGGGAGCAAGTGCTTTTCATGATGAATACGGAAACATGAAATCTCTGGGCGACATAATGGAAGTGCTTAGAGATAAGATGCAATCTGTAAGTGTTGATCTTGTTGATAGTGAAGGGAACTTAAGGGAATATGATGATATCATATCTGAATTAAGTCAATCAGAAGAAGGTTTAGTTCAAGCGGAACAACTTAAAAACGCAGCTATACTTTTTGGAAAGCAAAATGTATCTGGTATGCTTGCTATTATTAACGCAGGAGCGGATGATTACAACAAGTTATCTGACGCCATCAACAACGCAGACGGCACAGCAAAGAATATGTCAGAAACCATGCAGAACAACCTTGCCGGTGACATGACACTGCTTAAGTCACAGCTTGAAGGTATTAGAATTGAGTTTTATGAAAAGCTTGAACCTACACTACGCAAGGGAGTTGATTGGATTTCTGAAAATCTTCCCGTGATAGTAGATAAGGTTTATGAGGTAGCTTATTCTGTAAGAGATGGAATAAAAGAAACAGTCAAGGTAATCGACACAATAAGTCCTGCACTTGCCGCAATAGGTACAGCTATAGCTGGTATTGCAATACTTGGATTTATTCAGAACATCAAGACGATAGGCCTTGCACTTAAGGCATGGGCGATGTCTACCAAGCTTGTGACAGCCGCTCAGTGGCTCTTGAATGCTGCAATGAGTGCTAACCCGATTGGACTTGTTGTTGTTGCAATAGGTGCACTTGTAGCTGCATTTGCAGTGTTGTGGAATAAGTCAGATGCGTTCAGAAACTTCTGGATCAATCTGTGGGATAAAATCAAAGAAACCGCAAGTGCCGCGGGAGAGTGGATTAAGGCGGCGTTTGAGAAGGTAGTTGAATTCTTTACCGTAACAGTTCCGAAAGTATTCGGAAAGGTTCTTGAATTCTTCAAAGGTAACTGGCAGTCACTTCTTCTCTTGATGGTGGCACCAATTGCCGGAGGACTTAAGCTGCTTTACGACAATTGCGACGGCTTCAAAGAGTTTATAGACGGTTTTGTTGGTGACATAAAGAACTTTTTCGCCGGAATCGGTACAGCTATAGCAGGGTTTTTCACAGAAAGCATTCCGCAGGCTATACAGTCAGCGTCAGAATGGTTTGAAGAACTGCCGCACAACATAGGTGTAGCACTCGGAAAAGCAGTGGCTCATGTAGTTAAGTTCTGTGTTAATCTTGCTGATACTGCCAAGGTGGAGATTCCGAAATTCATAGGAAATGTTGTTGGATTCTTCGCAGCATTACCGGATAGGATATGGACATGGCTGAAACAGACGCTTAACAAGGTTTCTGAATGGGGCAAGAACACTGTAAAAACCGGAAAAGAAAAAGCTCTCGAATTCATCACGAACGTAACGAACTTCTTCAAAGAACTTCCGGACAAAGTGTGGACATGGTTATCACTTACTGTCTCAAAGGTTGCCGAATGGGGCAAGAATACTGTTGAAACAGGAAAAGAAAAGGGCAAGGAATTCGTCAAGGAAACAGTATCGTTCTTTAAAGAAATACCAGGGAAAATCTTCGGTGCTATAACTGGCGCTATCGATAAGGTCAAAGACTGGGGAGAGCGGATGAAGGATACCGCAAAGGAAAAGGTCAAAGAAGTCAAGGACGCTGTTGTTGAAGGCTTTGAATCACTTCCGGAAAAACTTTCAGAGATAGGTGCACAGCTTATTTCTGGTTTATGGGGCGGTATCACTGGCATGGGTGACTGGCTCAAAGAAAAGATATCCGGTTTCGGCTCAGGTATCATTGAAGGATTTACAGAAGTGTTCGACATTAACTCTCCTTCAAAGGTTATGGAAAAACTCGTCGGAAACAATATCGTGTACGGACTTGTCAAGGGTGTTACTGAAAAGACCAGCGAAGCTGTCAGAGCGATGGACACATTCGCAGGAAAAACGATGATACCTATTGAAAACATGCAGGCAAACATTCAGACTGGCGTTCCTGCTTATGGCTCAGGAGGAACCACGAACACCAGCACAACGAATAACTACTACTCATTTAATCAGACTAACAACAGTCCGAAGTCACTCAGCAGACTTGAAATATACCGTCAGACAAAGAATCAAATCAACTTTATGAAATCAAGGGAGGCATGACATGTACAGATTAATTGCAGAGAACACAAGAGGTGAGCAGATAGATCTTACTGCTGACGCCGAACTTGAAATAATTAGTATTGATGGCATGACTCCCGCTCCGGCAATAATCAGCAGCGCTGTAATGGGCGGATTCGACGGCGAACGTTTCAGTTCTTCAAGAGTTGATAAGCGCAATATCGTTATTACTGTACAGATTGTGCAGAACCCTGAAGAGTGCCGCCTTAAGCTGTACAGATACTTTCAGCCGAAACGCAGATGCAGATTATACTTCAAGACGGAATCAAGAGACGTGTACATTGACGGATATACAGAATCGTTCGACGGAGATCTCTTTGAAAAAGGTCAGAAGATGCAGATATCCGTTATCTGTACACAGCCATATTTCCTTCTTGCAGAGAAATCAGCAGGAAATATAATAAGAATCAGAGATATGTTTGAATTTCCTTTCTCAATCGATAAGGAAGGAATACCGTTCAGTGAGATTAACACAGACAGCTCAACATTCGTCATGAACAGCGGCGACGTTGAGACTGGAATGATAATCAAGCTCACAGCAACAGGCAGAGTTGTCAATCCTGAGATATACAACTTGAGTAGTAACGAATCATTCAAACTTAAAGATACTGTAATGATTGCCGGAGATGTTATCACAATCAACACAAATCAGGGTTTCAAGAAGGTAATTCTTGAATCAGGCGGTGTAACAACCAATATACTTTCAAGACTTGATGAACATGTTGATTGGTTTCAGATTGAGCCAGGAAACAGTAAGTTCCAGATAGTATGTAATGGTGTGGAACACATTCGTGCTGAATTTTTTGTTTCTGAAAAATATCAGGGGGTATAGTATGATCATATATGTTCTTGATAATAACTTCAGCAGAGTTGGTGTTCTCGACAGTGTAACGTCTGCGATATTCACAAAAAGATATTACGATACAGGCGACTTTGAGATATACACTGCTGCTGATGAAGAAACAGTGGAACTGCTGACAGGGTATAATTACATAGTTAAGAGCTGCGATGATACCGTATATGAGATAAGCAGTATCAACATCACAACAGATACAGAACAAGGAAATTATATTACTGTATCAGGATACAACATTGAGAAGATACTTGACCGGAGAATCATCTGGAAGCAGACGAACTTCTCAGGAACTGTATCCGCTGCTATCAGGAAATTCATCGATGAAAATGCAATAAGTCCTGAGGATGAAAAAAGAGCAATTCCAAGACTCAGACTCGGATCCGGAACAGGCTCGGATGAGATAACAATTCAGAAGACAGGTCAGAACCTTCTTGAAGTTGTAATTGAACTGTGTAAGAGCTATGGATACGGATTCAGAATGAACCTTGACTTTGAAACAAGAATGCTGACGTTCAACTTATACCAAGGTCAGAAAAGGAATGTACAGTTCTCTGCTGAATATGATAATCTGCTGAGCACGAACTATAATTATCAGTCATCAGAGTTCAAGAATACGGTTCTTGTTGCTGGTGAAGGTGAAGGAACCGCACGAGTAAGAGAGAGTATCAACACAAGCGCATCAGGAATGAACAGATACGAATTATATGTTGACGCTCGTGACCTGTCAAGTAACGGCGGCGAAATCTCAGAAAGTGAGTACAGAACAATGCTTAAGACGAGAGGACGTGAGAAACTTGCAGAACACAGTGTGAAAGAAGAGTATGAAGGCGAAGTCATTGTTGACAGTACGTTCATCTACGGTGAAGACTATGACCTTGGTGATATCGTCACAGTAAAGAACGAGTACGGCCTTACGGCTCAGGCAAGAATTATTGAAGTGATAGAATGTGAGGATGAGACAGGACATACGTTTATTCCAACATTTGATAAATGGGAGGTGCAGTAAATGATAAGATATGGTTTCTTCAATTCCGTAAACGGTGACAGAAAATACAATGCGGATGATATGACCAAGTACTTCGACAAGATTGTAAGCGATGGTGTATTCCATGATCAGGCAAGTGCGCTGAAAGTTACAAGTTCACTTTCAGAAGGACTCACAATTGACGTTCATCGAGGCAGAGGTCTCATTGACTGCAGATGGATTGAGAATGATACAATATATACGATAACACTCGACCCGTCTGATATGCTGCTTGACAGAATTGATACAGTTGTGATGAGACTTGATTTGAGAGAATCTGAAAGGAAGATGGAAATCGCTGTTGTCAAGGGCGTTCCGGCGGTTACTCCAGTTCCACATCAAAGAGTTAAGACAGCAGACATCAAAGAACTTATTCTCGGATACGTCAGAGTTAATCACAATGCAATAACAATATCTGATTCAGACATAACAGACACAAGAGCTGACGAGTCTGTATGCGGATGGGTACATTCGCTCATCACAACAGGAAACATTAAGAAGTATCAGTATCACACAAGACTTGAAGAAGAAACAGACTACATTGTTCCGGAGCTTCCTGAACACACAACATCCTGTGCACTTAATGTGTATATCAACGGAATGCTGCTTGTTGAAGATGTTGAATATACTACCGAAGGAGCTGGCGAGTCTTTACAGATTAATTTCACTCACAGAATTGCAGAAGGAAACACAGTTACATGCGTCGTTCTGAAAGTCGAATAAGAGGTGTGTGTATGGAAAAGATAATTCACTGTATTTCGATCGTATCCGGAGCAGTAATCGGATTTCTGTTCGGAGAAATGACAGGCTTGCTGATAGCACTTACATTCTTCATGGTTGTGGATTATGCAACAGGAATAATCAATGCATACTACAAGAAGCAGCTATCAAGTGAGGTAGGTTTCAAGGGTATCTTTAAAAAAGTGGTTATTCTATGCCTGGTCTCAGTTGCTCACATGATTGATGTGTACGTTATCGGCAGTAATGCGGTTGTAATGAGCGCAACGGCTATGTTTTACATTGGCAATGAGGGACTATCAATACTTGAAAATGCAGCTGAACTTGGAATACCGTTACCACCGCCGCTGATTAAAGCATTAAAACAGATATCTGATGCGCAGAAGCTGAAAGATGATAAGAAGGAGGAAAATAATGATGAAAGTAAAGGGAATTGATGTATCATATGCTCAGGGAGCTATCGACTGGGCACTTGTTAAGAAGTCCGGCATACAGTTCGCAATGCTCAGAGCTGGCTATGGAAAAGAAATCAGTCAGAAAGACGCACGTTTTGAAAGCAATTACACAGGCTGTAAGCAGAATGATATTCCGGTAGGCGTGTACTGGTACTCATATGCAACATCTGTGGAAGAAGCAAGACAGGAAGCAGCTGTATGCCTCAAGGTGCTTCAGGGAAAAAGATTTGAATATCCGATTTTCTATGACATTGAAGAAAACAGAACATTCAACAAGGGTGTGGCAGTAGTATCTGCAATCGCTGAAGCATTCTGTCTTGAACTCGAAAGAGCAGGCTACTATGTTGGTATCTATGCAAGCAAGTCACAGCTTATGAGTTATTTTTCAGAAGCTGTAAGAAAGAGATTCTGTGTATGGTGTGCTCAGTACAATTCAGAATGTACATACAGCGGTGCTTATGATATGTGGCAGTATTCTTCCAAGGGTGCTGTTAATGGCATCAAGACAAACGTTGACATGAACGAATGCTATGTTGACTATGAGAGAATTATTAAGGAAAAGAAGTTCAACGGATACGGTTCATCGGTATCAGATGTTACAGTAAATGTGAACGATATTACTGTTAAGACAAAGAAATTAATCCAGGGCGATACTGGCTCTACGGTGAAAGTGATGCAGACTATCCTGATTCTTAAAGGTTATTCATGCGGATCAGCCGGAGCAGACGGAAAGTTTGGTACCGGAACAGCTTCCGCTCTTGAGAGATTCCAGAAGGACAATAAGCTGACAGCGGATAAGATTTGTGGAGCGGATAGCTGGACAGCATTACTGCGTTAATCTTATAATCAGTTCTCTTTCTAATAAAGCTGACTCAAAATTTTGGGTCGGCTTTATTTTTTTTAAAAAGTTATTATTTTAACAAAAAACCGTAAAAAATCGCATTGTTATTGACAATTTTACTTAAATATATTAAAATTGAAACGAAAGGGGATGATTGATATAGCACACCAAGTAAGATGGAATGCTTATATTCTTGAGACATTTATCAAAGAAGGATGCCTCACAGAACTGGAAGAAGGGATTATGCGAACGCGCGTGAAAGGACTCACAGTTACTCAGCAAGCTTTGATGTTCCATGTCAGCAAGTCAACCGTTGAGAAGACAATCGCAAAGTTGAAACGCATCTACGATGAAGTACAAAGAATCAATCCTGAGCTTCCTGAACGTAAGTTCAGCGCAAAGGAAACTTATATGGATACACATTGAATATTGAAAGACTCGTTTGCTATGACGAGTCTTTCGTGCTTTATGACATTTTTACGGTTTTTTTACGGTTTTTAATTCCAAATATGTGATATTATTGATTATAAAGGATGTGATTATCTTGTTCCCATACAATACTACATACAATCCTGCTTCACCGTCTGCATATCAGGCGGTGCAAAGACAGGAACCGGTTCAGGCTCGTCAGATGTCTCAGAACCAGCCTAATATATTATCACAAATTAATCAAATAAAGAACATGATGGCCGGTAAGAATCCGGACGCTATGCTCAATGATATGTACAGAAGCAACCCTCAATTCAAAGAGTTCGTGGACAGGAACAGAGGGAAGACTGTTCAGCAGATAGCTCAGGAATATGGAATTAATCCTGAACTGATTAATATGAAATAAGTCCGGACGCGTACGGATTTATATACCGGCACAGAGAAGTACTGTGTCGCTGACCTTTAATAATTCAAGGAGGAAACAATCATGGATGGAAACAACTATTCATTAGCTGATCTCAGAGCAGTTACAGACGGTGCTGATGGAATAAGTGGCGGTTCAGCGTGGCTGATTATCTTATTCTTCATCATCTGTGGCGGTGGCTTTGGCGGTTGGAACAACAGAGGATGTGGCAATGGCGACTTCGGAACTTTTGCAACAGCCAGCAGCCAGCAGGAAATACTTTTCGGTCAGAAGTTTTCAGATCTTGACAACAAGATCGACAGAGGCTTCACAAACATCGGCAATGGTATATCAGATGCAACATATGCTCTCAACAACGCAATCGTGACTGGCGCTAATAACACAACAGGCGCAGTGGTTGCAGAAGGTAGAGCAACACAGGAAGCAATCGGAAACGTTCGCTATGACATGGCAAACTTCGCTGCACAGATCAATTCAAATATCGACAACAAGTTTGCCGCTCTTGAAAAGTCGCAGCTTGAACAGAGATTAGCAGATCAGGCAGCTCAGATCAATCAGCTTCAGCTCAATCAGGCTCTCTGCGGAATTCCAAGAGTGAATACGGCCGCATGGGGTACATATATGTATCCGGCTCCTTCAGGATGCGGATGCGGATGCAATTGTGGAAACGTATAATCAGCGATAAGTCATTTCTGACAAGGATATAGATACCGTCGACAGAAATGCCGGCGGTATTTTTTTAATAAAGAGGAGGAGAATAATATGAGTTGTGCATCAGCAATATATGCGTGCAACACTAATTCGCAGGCAATTGTAGCAGGCAATATAACAACAATTAATTTTGGTACAGTAGTTCGCAGATTCGGCAGAAACACTAACATGTCTGGTGGAAATGTCACAGTCAACGGTTCGGGTTACTACAACATTGACACTAACTTTGTCTTCACAGCAGCCACAGGCACTGTAGATATTAAACTGCTCAAAGACGGAATAGAAATTCCGGGTGCGACGGCAACAATAACAACAGCAGCGAATACAAGCTATCAGGTAAGCATCCCTTGCATTGTTCGTAGCACATGCTGCTGTGACAGCAATATTACAGCAATAATTAAATCATCAGGAACAGCTACAGTCAACAATGCGGCCATTGAGGTAGCAAAGATATGAAGATGATTAAGAAATACGTTCGTCAGATTGACGACGAACTTCATTCAGCTGAGACTTATGTCGAAAAGTATATCGAATGTAAAGTGGAAGGTGATAGCAGTTCAGCTTCAAGATATAAGACATTTGTCCAGCATGAGCTTGAGCACGCAATGTTTGCCCATGAGTTGGCCGTGAAAGCTATCGAAAAAGTATCAGCAGTATTTGCCGCTCCGGCGGACATGAGAGAAAAGTGGGAAACGTCTCACAGTGATTATATTGCCCGAACGGCAAAAATTAAATCTATGTTGACATAATTACAGATTGAAGATATAATTAAGTCCGCAAAGAAAAACCGCCGCTTTTCAGTGACGGTTTTTCTTCGTGTTAAATCGCATTTTCGTGTTAAATATCGTGTTAAATCGGTATCCAAAACACCGGATTTTATACGAATTTTTATGATTTTCAATCAATATTTCGAATTAGAAAATATAAGTAAAACCGCACATCTACGTTATTTATCGTAAATGTGCGGTTTTTGTTTTGGCGGAGACGGAGGGATTCGAACACATGGTATTTTAAAATAAACCATGCAGAATCCACATTCCATGAAAGACGTGTTAAATATTGTGTTAAATGATTACTTCATTATTTCGTCAAAATAATCGTTAATCTGTTCGTTAATTACTTCTCTTTCACCACTGAATGTGTGCTGATATACACTCTTCAGTATGCTGTTTGTTGACCAGCCGCCACGTTCCATTGCGTACTTATCTGGTACTTTGAGTTTAACCATGATTGAAGCATTCAGATGTCTTAAATCATGGAACGATATAGGCTCTGTAATTCCGTTCTTGTACTGCAGTTTGATGAATCTTGTGTATATCTGGTCTCTTGTCAGCTCAACAATGTGTTCTGTCTCAACCTGGTCAATGAGATTCTGTATGTACTTCGGAACATCTATTACACGAGTTGATTCGTAAGTCTTGTTTCTGTCCACTTCAATGTGTTCACCTGCAACAGTTACAACAGACTTGTGTATTGTCATAACACCATCTTTAACATCCGACTTCTTAATTCCTCTGATTTCTGATACTCTCATTCCGCCCCAAGCGGCAAGAAGACAAGGCAGTTCAATTGATGTTCCTTTGACAATACTCAGGATAAGTTCAGGTTCAGGCATGATTTTGATTCTCTTTTGCTTTGCCGGAAGGGAAACATTAAGTTGCATGTCAGGAGCATATCTTTTTAATGTTGCACTTAGAAGTCCGTATGTGTTTCGTACCGTCTTGGAAGACAGTCTCTTGGCCATGTCATTGACCTCTTCCTGAATCATGTTGTTAGTAAGCTTGCGTAGTGGCATATCTATTATACCTTTAAGCCGATTAGCTCTTATAGATTTATAACCTTGTATCGTTGTTGGTGCAATGATATTTGATTTAATCTCAATATACTTATCAATAGCCTGTCCGACTGTCATATCAGCGGCAGGCTCTTTGCGTTCCTGCTGGTACTGCAGAGCAAGATATTCAGCTTCGCGTTTCGTTGAGGCTGTAAAAGATTTTGATTTGATTTTTCCTTCAGAATCTTTACCGGCATACACTTGCACGCGCCATGAGCCGGACGGCAGTTTCTTGGCTGTAGCCATATAACATCAACCTTTCATATTAATTTAAATCCTCTCTGGTAAGTCCGGAGAGGCATGTTTGTTATTTTAAACTTGGAAGTATCCACAAGTCTTCAACATAATCACCATATGAAATAGGCACGAAGTGTTTATCTGTAAGTATGGAATTTATCATATCTTTGTTTACTGTGAAAGATATAACTTTACTTTCCGAACCGTCTGTCATATCTGCAACAGCCCAATACTGTATTTCATCAAACTGACTTCCGTTTTGGTTCTTTACGAAGTTCTCGATGTTAAAGTAATTTTGGTCGATAGTCGCTTTGTTGTTGTATGATGGACTGATTTTTGCTTTGATAACTATTACATTCTTATCGTTGACCGTGTTTGTGATTGTGCTGATTAGTTCGCCGTGAAGAAGAGAGTATTCAGCAGCCTTTTCAGTTTTGATAGCTTCAGTTTCAGGAACTGTTGTTTCTATTATAGTAACAGGGGCGGTAGTTTTCACTTCTTCAGTAGTAGTTGTTGTCGTAACAGGCGTAGTGGTTGTTGTTACTGTTGTCACCGGTTCTGAAGTAGTTGTTGTTACAACAGTAGTCACTTCAGATTTTTCAGGCGGAACATAATTGCCACTTGCGATATCCGATATAGCTGATATCATACCTACAAATATAAACAGCGCACAAAATGCAAGTGGTGTCCACAATGCAGTTAATGTAATTTTCAACGCTTTACTTAGCTTAGACTTCCAGATCAGGATGTATATCGTCACCGGAAAGAATAAGATTCCAAGAACTATTTTTAACCCCTTATTCATAATAAAAATCCCCTTTATCTTATTATATTTACAGTCGCATTTGATTTTTCAGACTTCTCAGCAGTTTCAAGGATGAACATCTGAACTGAGAGTTTTTCTTTTTCGGTTAGTCTGTTATAAGTGTCGGCTACAATTGCGTTGTTAAGATTAATATATCCGGCAACATCTGAATTTACAGATACAGAACAATTTGAGTTGTTATTATTATTTGCAATATTAACTCCGCTGTTTGCGCCTAAAAGTTCAGCTGCGGAAACTCCAAGGCACTCCGCGATTATTGTAAGTTTATCCGACGAAGGACTTGACCCTCTTGTTTTCCATGCCGATATTGTGGATGTTGGTATATCAGCATATTCAGATAATTCTTTCTGAGTTACTCCTTTTTCGGCCATTAAATCAATTATTCGTTGTGCTACAGTCATATTATCACCTCTATTTTATGTTACAAAACCACAATAGTGTACAAACTTGATTGTAAGCCACAAAAGTATATTGACAAATCCACAATTGTGTTTTATAATAATAATCGTGGTCAACATATTTATAATGTTGTCTATATTATAGCACACAAAATCCATATTTGCAACACTGGAGGTGATAAAAAGTGGAAATGAAAATCAGAATGCTTCAGCTTGGAATCAAGCAGCAGGACTTAATCAGAATGCTATACAACAAAGGTATTATTGTTGAGCAGGCTGATGTAAGCCGAGCGGTAAACGGATGGCCTCAGCAGAGATTCAAGAAGATAAGAGCTGAAATTGATGAAATCCTTACAGAAAAGGAGCAGAACAATGAACTTCAGAAAAGCACTGTATGAGATTCGCAAATGCGGAATCCTCATGACAGTAAACCACAAAGACCCTGCTTATGATTGTGGCAACAAAATTCTACGTTTAGCTAAGGAAATTGAAAAGGTGGAAAGGAGCGCAAGGATGCTCAGCGAAGACAAGGAAAAACGCGAACGTGTATACAGCCGAAACGGTTGGTCGGTTATCAAGAGAGTTACAGATCAGGGATATCGTTACAGTGTTGTACGATATGGAGACTGTTTCTTTGAACACACGTTCCTGGAACTGACAGATGCTATTGCGTTCTGTGACAATCAGAGAGGTAAGTGATGAACGCAATAATTAACGGAAAGAACGCGACTGTATCAGCTACAGCAGGCATAGTGTGGGATTATTACCAGCGCCGCTCATGTCACAACGAAACTCACGAAGAAGCTTTGAAGTACATAAAGATTTGGCTGCTTACAGTTCATGGACTTCCGAAAGAGGATGCGTTCGACCTGTTGACTGATATGCTTGATAACAACGACTTAACTGTTGAAGAAGAACTGGCAATACTCAAATCACGAAAAGAATGTGGAAGCATAATTGATAAGTACAGACGTGATGAGTTAAAGTACAGGAATTCAAAGCACAAGAGCAGAACAGGTAAGAACAATATGATTTATCGATGGTTCGTGGAGGAAGATTGATATGCCAAAGATTAAATCACGTAATGAGTCAGTAGATAAGATTATAGCGGCTATACGCTGCAGAATGGCTTACTGCAATATGACTCAGGCTGAACTTGCTAAGCGTACCGGAATGTCAACCAGTACACTTAGTGATAGACTTAATCGTCCGGGTGATATGCGACTTTATGAAATAGTCAGAATTTCTACAGCTTTAAAGATTGAGCCGGAAAAACTATTACGAGGGGAGGTACAGTAATGCAGAAGAAGATAAATACTTTCATGATTACATTCATGTGTGCTGCTGAATTCTTAGCATCAACAGCAGATGCACTTGACATCATGGAACTTGACGGACTCACAATAATGATATTCGTTGCAATCCAGTTCTTCTTCATCTGCTACAACGCAGAGATTGAAGCTGAAGAAAAAGAACATGTATGCAGAAAAGAAATTATTCACAGAGGAGGAAACGATGAAGAAGATTCCAGAAGAGCGTAAGCAGTTAATTCTTCAGAAGTATTACGAAGGCGTTGAGCCTAAGAAGATTTCTGCATATTATCAGTTGCCATACGCAACTGTTATTAAGATTATCGAACATTATCGTGATAATGTTTATCCGATAAAAAGAGCATGTCAGGTTTGCGGCAATGAATTCGAATACATGGGTAGATCACGTCGTATATACTGCAATGATAAGTGTCAGCATAAAGCAATGCGGGAAAAGATGAAGCAACGCATTGAAAAAGCGAAAACTAAGAAATCTTGTCAGTATTGCGGAAAAGAGTTTATTACTCAGTCAAATGCAGCACTCTACTGTTCAACTAAATGCCGTGTAGCAAATGACAACGGAGTCAACGGCGGATTATATGCACTTCCTGAAACAAGTCAGACTGAGCTTAATAAGATGGCAAGGGAGCAGGCGGAAAAGAACTACAGAAACATGCAGAGCATATCTGAAAAATGCTGTCAGGCAAAGGAACTCGGAATGAGCTACGGCGAATATGTGAGGTACATTGAAGGATGAACGGCAGAGTAAGACTTGATGAAGAACTCGGATATTACATCACCGCATTTGATAATTACGATAATGAAATGCTGGTATCATGGAAAAACGGTGAATGGACATTCGACTGTATGCTAAGCAACACATCTGCAAGAGAAGACCGCATAGTATTCCGTGGAACTCTTGATGAATGCGATGAATATATCGCTGAAATGTATGAAAAAAAGCGCATACCCGGTAGCAACGAGTATACGCCGTAAAAGTCTTAGGGAAGACTGATATTATGTCTATGATAACATAGACGGAAAGGATTGTCAAGTATGACTATAAATGAACAGATAAGACTGGAAATTAAGTCAGATGTAGCAAGGAACATAGGCAAAGATAGACGTTACGATGATTGTGTTGAATACTTCAAGAACAATCAGGCAACTCCAAGCACATTTGGCAAGTTCATTAATTCAAGG